CCCGCCCATGTCCCCTTGGTGTGGCAGAGGCTCTCGATGAACATCACGGCAAAATCGGCGGCGGCCTTATCATAGCGGCTGTCCTTCGCCTTGAACTTTGTCGGCCTGTATTTTTTCAGCTTCCGCATAGCCATCGGCATCACCTCCAGAAGATGGCATAAAAATGGCCTGCCATCGGCAAGCCCCCAATCTATCAGTACAAGACACAGGGCCTTCCGGCCCCGCTCTTGAAATGTTCTTCATTGGTGTTTACTGCTGCATCGCCCAGGCGATTGCGTGGCCGTCATCCTCGAACTCGACTCCGCTTGCCGCCCGGAGACCGATGGTGCCTTCGCAGGTATGGTCGTCACCCAGGAATTCGTAAACCGCCCCGAAATAGCAGGGTTTGTTTGGGCCGTTGAAAAAGTACCCGGCGATGACCACCCTGTCGCCAAAGGTCAGCAGCTTGCCCCATCTGCATTCCAGGTCTTCCGGCGTGGTGGGGTTCGGCAGTCTGTAGGTTTTCATTGCATCGTTAATCTTCATGGTCTGTGTCCTCCTTTTTGTTTTCCCTTTTCGGTAGTACACATATTCGCTCTTTCTGCCGGTAATAGCAAGCAGAACCGGAGCATAAAGTACACAAACATCTGCTGCGGGAATTGTGTATATCTGCGGCCAGCGGAGCCTTCCGGCTCCGCCGGTCCGGGATAGTTATTTTACCCTGAAAAGGTATCCGTGCTTTTTCTCACGTTCCCCCGCAAAATGGTTCATGCCCCCGTTCACCTCGGCCATCCCGGCCACTTCGCAGCCGTTCTGTGTGAAAAGCCATGCGGTCTCCACCGCGCTGCTCCAGCCGGAAGAAAAGGTGAACTCGCTGATCCCGTTCTCCCTCATGCAGGAGATGAGGCTTTCCACATCCTTCTCCCAGACCACTTCGCTGATGTCAAGGCGGGCGTTCCCGTTCTCCATGGCGGTCTCGTATTCCCTCCAGATGCGGCAGGCGGCAGCCCCAAGCCCCTCGATGCCTTCCATCAGGGCGTGGTATCCGGCCCTGGCCTTTTCCTTCCCCGCCTCGTCCGCTGCCGCGTCGTAGGCTTTCTTAAGCTCCTGCACCTGTGCGTAGGTTTCTGCAAAAATGTCCTTTTTCATGGTGTGTACCTCCGTTTTGTTTTTTTGTTTTCCCTTTCGGTAGTACACATATTCGCTCTAAAAACACATATTATCAAGTCATTTACGGGCATAAACTGTACAAATATCCGCGCCGGGAATTGTGTAGTTTATGGCGGGCTAATCCCCGCCAAGCTCCCGGCGGATCATGTGTCTGGAGTGCTGCCGCTCCGACTTTTTGAACGGCCGCTTGTAGCGCCTCCGCCTCTGCCCGCGCCTTTTCCCGGACGCGGGCATGGCAATCCCGGTGTGCATCTCATCCCCGTACTGATGGTCCTCGATCCACCGGAGGTTCCTGCCATATGCCTTCATCCTTCCTGCCCCCTTCCGTAACACCTGTGGATGGCTTCAAGGATCTGTTCCTGCTCCGCCGCGCCCACGCCGATGCCCTCCAGCGCCTCCCTGGTTCCGCAGTCCGGGCAGAGCTGCGTCTCATTGTCCTTCCGTGAGACTGCCGGCCTCCCGTAGTAAACCTGACCACACCTTGGGCATATCCTCTTTTTCCTGTCCGTGTGTTTCATTCCGCATCCGCCTCCCTTCCAAGCGCCGCTATATCCTGCGGACTTCGTCCTCGCCGTAGATTACATGGAGGTGGGAGCCGTTGCTCCAGCGGACCATCAAAGAAGCCGTGTCGTCCACACCTTCCACCACGCCCTCCGTCCCAATCGGAGGGGCCTGGCAGTCGTCCATTTTTTCGAGGCGGACACGCGTCCCCGCAGGGTACTCCCTGCGGACGCGCTCCACGATCTCCCTACTCGGAAATGTCATTGTCTGCCGCCCCCTTCCTCGCCCCGCTCTTGAAGCTGCCGTTGCCGGAAAGGTTCTTCAGCAGGACCTTCCGCTCGCCCTTGTACTCCTCCCCGATGAAGCCGAGCCGGAGCAGGAAGCACCGGAAGGCGTATTTCTCATTGTCCGCCGGCCGCTCCTTCGCCGTGACGCGCTTCTGCTTCCGCGCCATGTCGCAGAGGGCGGTGATGAAATGCGTGTATGCCTTCGCCGCATCGCCATCCTGCCCGTCCGCGAACCAGGGGAAGGAGACCTTCTCCTCATCCGCCTCAACCGGGAGGCTTTCAACCGCCAGCGCCTTTTTGATCAGGGCGGCCTTGGCGTCCACCAGCCTGTGCAGGTTCTCCAGGGCGGCGTCCGTGAAGGACTCCCTCGGCAGCGACACCGTAAGCCCGATGCCCTCCTGCGGTTCTTCCGTGGGAGCCTCTGGCTCCATCTGTGCCTCTGCCGTTTCTTCTGCGGAATCCTGCGGCTCTGCCTGTGCCTCTGCGGTTTCCTCCAGCTCTGCCGTGAATCCCGCCTGCGCCAGCCCTGCCAGAACCTTTTCCACCGTACCGCTGTCCGTGCGTTCATCCCAGACCAGGGTTCCTTCTTTGCTGACCGTAAAATTGCTGATGGCGTATGCGCAGGTCGGCATCCTCATGTAGACCGCCTTCATCCCGACGATCCCGGAAATGACCTTTACCATCTCTTTCCTGCGTTCCCCTGTCACGTTGAATCTTCTTTCCATACTGTTTGCCCTCCTTTTTTTGTGGTACTACATTAATCACTCAAAGTGGTAAAAATAGCAAGGGAAACCGCAGGAAAAATGTCACAATAAAAAGTCCGGGAACTGGGCGTAGTACACAATGCCCGCAAGCACGAAATAAGCGTTCGGCAACGCGATGCCATTCCCCCACATACGGTATTCCGCCGAATCGGAATGCGGGTCTTTCAGCCATTTCAGTATCTGCCTGTCGGTCTTCGGCTTTTTGGAAGTCCCCATGACTTTCCGGTGGGTCTCAAAGACCTCCCGCCAGAACGCAAGCTCATCCTCTGCGGGGTTCTCCGTGCCAAGGCCGTCACACCACCAGTCCGGGAAGCCCTGCAACCTCGCGCATTCCGTGGGCGTCAGCCTCCTCACGATATAGTCCGGCTCCTCCTTCACATCGTTGATGACGGGCGGGTCCTTATAATCCGTAGCCACCAGCGTGTTCGCCAGTTCCTTCTCCGCCCGCGTGAAATGGGAATTCTTGCTGGTGCAGTAGGTCGGCTGCGCCACGGCGTGGCGGTCTGCGGCCGTGAGGGAAAAAGCCACATCCTCATTGATGCCGCTGCCCTGCGGCCCGTTTTTGTCGCCCCGCCCGATCATGGAGCCCTGGAGGACGAAAGTCTGCATCTGCATATTGCGGGTCGCCATCAATGCCCCGGATTTCCCATGCAGGTCGATGACCTCGTCCCTCTGGTTGATGTGGAACGCGGACATCCCCTCCGGCTCCACAACGGCAATCCCACCCTGGTTGCAGGATGGATTTCCTCCGTTCCCATCCAGCGTCCGAGCAGTTGCCGCCTCGTAAAATCCGCTGTGCGGGTTATCCGACTTCATGGCATTGCTGTCCTTGGAGCAGATGCCGTATGCCTGCACCGGCACGAACACCGTCTGGTCGTTATTGCAGGAGAGCGTCGCCGACCTGTCCTCCTGGACTAAAATGCCTTTGCCCCCGCCGGATTTTCCAGCCCTCACCTTCATGGTCTTGGGTGTTTCCGGCTCCACCACGAACGGCTGGTTGTTGCCGCCCATCCCATATGTGGCGCTGACTGTAGGCGCAGTTTCCAGCGGTCCCGTGTATCTGGTATCCTGGCTATGGTTTTCATAGCATATCGCAGCCGGAACCGTCCCGGCGCGGAGCGTAGGCGAAGTTTCCTCTTCATAGCCGATGCCCCGCGCCTGTGCGGAATGTTCCGTGCAGAACCCCGCCGCATCCAGGACACACGGCGGATGGTGCGCCTCCGCCCGCAGGGTGCAGGCCATGTCCTCCATCACATCCATCCTCTGCCCGCCCTGGTCGCAGAGGCAGGCCACTACTCCCCGGACGCCGCCTGCCGCTCCAGCGCCTTCCTCAGTATGGCGGGCAGCTCCTTGCCACGCGCGGAAGCCCTCCGCAGAATACCCAGACACGCCTTCGGACTCAAATAATATTTTTCCGGCACCCCACCCTGCAAAATCCCCGACAAGGTAGATGCGTTTCCTTCGCTGGGGGACTCCCCACAATTGCGCATCGATCTGCCTGAAGGCCACGGAGTATCCGTCACCCACGATCTCCCCTGCGTTTGGCCACTTCCCCTTCGGAGGTCCAGGAACAGAAACGCCCTCATCCCTGACAGAGCAGACTTCTTCGAGGACGCAGCGGAAGTCCTCCCCTTTGTTGGATGAGAAGGCACCGGGGACATTCTCCCACACGATGAACCTTGGATATTTTCCATCTGTCGCACACCTCATTTCCTTTATGATCCTGATTGCCTCGTAGAACAGGCTGGACTGCTTCCCGCCAAGCCCCGCCCGCTTTCCCGCCACCGACATGTCGGTGCAGGGCGAGCCGAAGGTGATGATGTCCACCGGCTCTATCTCATCCCCACATATGCCGTTGATGTCGCCCAGGTGTTTCACAAACGGCAGCCGCTTCGTGGTCACCCGGATGGGGAACGGCTCTATTTCTGAAGCCCAGACCGGGCGTATCCCCGCCAGCAGGCCGGCGAGCGGAAAACCCCCGGAGCCGTCAAACAGGCTTCCGAGGGTCAGCTTCTTTTCTGTATTCACATTATCCATCCGCACCGCCTCCATCTTCCAGATCATCATAGGAGATGCCAGTCAACTCCGTCAGCACATCCTCACAGGACGCCACCGCCGCGTCCCATCCCCGGTCAAACTGCTCCGAGGCGTCACAGCCGCCAAGGGCGTGTATCCTGCGGAATATCTCAGCCATCAGTTCCCTGTCCTGCATCTGCATCCGTCTCCACCTCCTTCACCAGTGCGGAATATGGGATCTTCTCCCCGCCCCGCTCCACATACACATTTTCCGAATCCCCGGTATCCTCCACATACCTCCGCAGAATCACAGACGCATATTTCTCATCCAGTTCCATCATGCAGCAGATGCGGTCCGTCTGCTCGCACGCCATCATCGTGGAGCCGCTGCCGCCGAAAGTGTCTATCACGATGGCGTTCTCCTGGGAGGAATTGCAGATCGGGTATCCGAGCAGGTCAAGCGGCTTGGAAGTCGGATGGTTCTTGTTCCGCTTCGGCTTGTCGTAGTTCCAGATGGTGGTCTGCTTCCGGTCGGAATACCACGGGTGCTTGCCGTTCTTCAGAAAGCCGTACAGCACAGGCTCATGTTGCCACTGGTAATCCGAGCGTCCAAGCACGAGGGAATTCTTCACCCATATGCACACCCCGGCAAGGTGGAACCCTGCGTCCACAAACGCTTTACGGAAATTCAAGCCCTCCGTATCCGCATGGAACACATATGCCGCGCCGCCGTTCTCCAGGTGCGCCGCCATCTGTGAAAATGAATTGTACAGAAATGTGTAGAATTCATCCCCTTTCATGCTGTCATTCTGGATGGAAAGCCCGCTGCCGCTTTTGAAGGATACGCCATACGGCGGGTCCGTCACGATGAGGTTTGCTTTCTTCCCGTCCATGAGCGCTGCCACATCTTCCACACTTGTGGCATCGCCGCACATCAGCCGGTGCCTGCCCACCGTCCAGATATCGCCCCGCTCCACGAACGCCGCTTTCTCCAGTGCAGCGGAAAGGTCAAAGTCATCATCTTTCACATCTTTTTCCCCATCTCCGGCAAAAAGGTCGGCAATCTCATCCTCGCCGAAGCCCGTCAGGGATACATCAAAATCCGCACCCTGCAGACTTTCAATCTCGATGCGGAGCAGCTCCTCATCCCATCCCGCGTCCAAAGCCATGCGGTTGTCCGCAAGGATGTAGGCTTTCTTCTGCGCCTCCGTCAGATAATCCACGAACACACACGGAACCTCTGCAATCCCTTCTTCCTTCGCCGCCATGATCCTGCCATGCCCCGCGATGACATTGAACTCCCGGTCGATGATGACCGGGTTGATGAAGCCGAACTCCCGCAGGGACGAGCGGAGCTTCGTGAGCTGCTCTGGCGAGTGTGTCCGCGCGTTATTCACATACGGCACTAATCTGGAGAGCGGCACAAGCTGCATCTCGGTTGTTGTCTTTCCCATTTTCCTCTACACTCCTTTCCTTGCGCAGAGCAGCCGCTCCATCACGTCATCCTGGGGCGTGTTCCCCTGGAACTCCACCGAGCAGTTCTCCTTCACAATCTGGTATATCTGCATCCAGCAGTAATTTGTCTGTTTCATATAGGACTGGCTCATGGAAACATAAGGGGAGGCGATGGCGGCACCCGTGGTCGGGTGCTTCGCAAGGAAGCCAGTGGATGACACGATCTCCTCACACTGAATCCACCGGGACACGCTCATGGCGTACTGCTCCACCATCTGCACGGTGACAAGCTTCTCACATCCCCTCGCCTTCAGCCATGCATACGTTTCGTTGAAAACCTCCTCCGCCACCAGCTCCCGCCCGCTCTTCTGCGGGGACTTGAGGAAGTCCTTCACGGGCGGCACATCCACGCCCTCCAGTTCGGCGGGCTCCATCAGCACTTCCGCTGTTTTCCCCTCGCTGATCTTCTCCGTGAGCGCCTTGGGCTTCCGCCCCGCCCCCGGTCTTGCGCCGCCGCGCCCGCTGCCGTCTTTTGCCACCGTTTCCACCCCGTTTCTTTGATTTTCTTTGAAAAAATGCTGCGGAAATCAAACGCCGCAGCGCCTTGAAAGCCTTTATTTCAGGGAAATCTCCGGGCGGGCAATCCCCCGTTTGATTTCCGGTTTTTGTGCGTGACACCCCACGCCCGTTCCCCGGCGGGTCCCTTGTGGAGATTCCACCCGCCCCTGCCGGCTGGCAGAAATCCCCACATGAAACCCGCACACAATGGTTTAATGCTTATTCCATCGGTCGCCGCGCTCCGCATGAATCCTCGCATGGCAGGACTGGCACAGCGACACAAGGTTTGCCTCGTCATGGGTGCCGCCCTCTGCCAGCGGCAGCCTGTGGTGTACCTCCTCCACCGGATGCAGCAGCCCTTTCTTATAACACTCCTCACAGAACGGGTGCTTCGTAGCGTAGCGGTCACGGATACGCTTCCACGCCCGCCCGTACCTACGGCGTACAGCCGGGTCACGGCCGTACTTCTCGTAGCGGCGGTTCTCCTGCTTTTCATGTTCTTCACAGAACCGTCCCTCTGTCAGCTTCGGACAGCCGGGGAAGGAACACGGCCTCTTCGGTTTTCTTGGCATACACTTCACCTCCTCACGGCATAAAGAAAGCCCCCGCAGGATTCTTTTGCTCCTGCGAAGGCCCTCTTGACATTTTTTCACGCTATCAGCATACCACGCCCGATAAGGAAAATCATCCACGATATTACTCACACCGGCCGCGTCACGCTTTCCCGTACAGCAGCGTCACCAGTTTCCCCAGGGCGCGGTTCTTTTTGTTGTACGCCGAGGAACGCTCAATGCCGAAGCGGTCGCAGATGTCATACACGGCATTGGTCTGGCTTTCCGAATCCGAATAAAAGGTTTCCAGCACATACCGCTCATCTTCGGAAAGCTCCTCCCATGCCGGGAGGAACCACGCCATATATTCCATTGCCTGCCGGTACCGTTCCTTCAGCACATCAATCTCCTCGATGCCCTTTACCATCCTGTCCTCCACGGCGTGGGGATTGCGGGTGTACGGCATCCCGTCAGACTGCGGGCTGCTGACGCCGCCCATTTTTTCATACGCCGCCCTGATCTCGTCATCCGTGTGTTCGATGATGAACTTCATGCTGTTATAATCCTTCAATGCGTCCACTACCGCAGACCGCTTGTCAAGGTACTTCCAGATAATGCTCATAAGCCATGCCTCCAATCAAAAATATTTTATTTCCCACGGATTTTCAAAGATTGTCGTTGATTTTCATTGATTGGCCCAGATTTGCATTGGCTGGCGGCATCTCCGCCTATATCTTCAAGTCTGCCTTCACTGCATCGATCAGTGCGGCCTGCGTGGTGTCCTTCTCGGAAAGCGCCTTCATGATCCGCTCATCTATGGTGCCTTCCGCGATGATGTGCTGCACCACCACGGTTTCCGATTCCTGCCCCTGCCGCCACAGCCTCGCCACCGTCTGCTGGTATAACTCAAGGCTCCATGTCAGCCCAAACCACAC